CTATTTGGATTTAGATTCATTTTCATCATCTGCAGCAGAGGTTTTGCTGTTAAGTTTATTGATCAGATCCCTGGCATTATCGAAAGCAATCTCCGAATGGTGTGTATAAATTTTAGCTGTAATACTAATATCTTTGTGGCCCATCAGTTCCTTGGCAACATTAATCGGAACGCCAGCGCTCTGCAGGTCGGTACAATAGGTATGCCTCAGGCAATACGGCACAAGGTCCTCTGCGACCCGGAAGGGGGGCTGCACTTCCTTATTGATGACTTTGCATCCCATTTCTATATTGAGGGCCCTCTCGAAGCTTCTCCACCTGGTACGCATGCCTCCGGAAGTCATGTGGCCACCATCAGCATTTTTAAAGACATAATCGAAAGGTTCAAGCTTTAGCTGCTTATACTCCTGAAGGAGAATGTCCGGCATAGGCACTTTTCTTATACCTGAAGCGGTCTTTGTACTACCGATGGTATTGCCATGCCGCTTTAAGGAACCTTCGACTTTAATAACACCATTCTTGAGGTCAATGTGCCTGCCCTGGAGCGCCGCTGTCTCTGCCGGCCGGAGCCCACAATAAAGCATGGTTTTAATCCAGAGGCCTGATGAATGAGTTCCGGCGACTTTAAGGATATACTTACGCTCCACGTCGGTGATGGATCTCCGGGTTTTAGAAATAGCTGCCGGCATGATAAGACTTTCGGCAGGGTTTATTAAGATCAGTTTGTTCCGGTATGCATCGGAGAACAGCTGCTGCAAGGTATAATGCATCTTCTTAATGTGATCTCTGGAACACCCAGATAAACCGTTAATTATTTTCTGCAAATGGATGGGCTTCACATCTGTGAGCTTCAGATGGCCAATGACAGGGTAGATGTGAGCATTGAAGCGGTTCTGGTATGCATAGAAGGTTGCAGCCTCCACGCTATTACGCTTATATGTCTCCAGCCATTCTTCTGCCCAACGCTTAACGGTGGTCCCTTTCTTGTATATGATGCTGCCTTGCTCAAGTGCTCTTTTTTTAGCATCTACCTTTAAAATTAGCTCCTTCTCTGTTTGAGCTTTAATGTCATATCTTTTGCCTTCGAAGGTAAAAGTTTCCCTAAAGGGGGCCGATGAGCTTTTTTTATTACTCATATTTTCACATCCTTACAGTAAAAGCGTGATTTTAGCCACGCTTTTCTTGAATAATTACTTAAGTGATTCAATTAGAATAATTTATTGTAACTGTATATGTATCCGGGTCAGACATATCCATATCAACATAATAACCGAGATCCATCCACTTAGACACCTTAGTAGCGGCAGATTTAGGCAAATATCCAATTGTGTTACCTTCCTCGTCTTCGACTGATACATCTTCATCAGAAACAGTAAAGTCAATAGAATCGAATCCATCTGTTGATAGAGATTTATCCACTTTAACAAGTTTGGCTTCGATCGACCCATCAATGTCCTGAATAACTTCTTTTTTAGCAGGTTTAGGTTTGTTATCAATAATCTTGTTAACGGTCTTTTGCGCCTTCTGAACTGATTTCATCATCTTCTTCATGTCCTTTAAGAAACTGCTCATTGGAACCACCTTTCTGTTAATAGCACATCATCCAACATGCCTATTAAACTCCAGCTCATCAACTTCTTTCGCACTATCATAATCCCCACAGTCAATGTGTTGGATCTCGTGATCGTAGGTCTGGATCTGCATCTCTGAACTTAGCCTGGCATTTATCAACATCGTATAACTGCCATCTTCATTCTTCCTTGTAAACCCTCTGATGCCATGAGGCAGATCTACTAGATAAACGCCTATGTACTCCACCAAGATAATCACCACCATTCAGTACATTTAAGCTACTCTTCTTCGCCATTCTCTTCCTTAACCATTTTAGAAACCATCTTGGAGATTAACTCAAGATCCTCGGGGTCTACTTTTCGTGTTGCATCGAATAAAAGCTTGAGCTTAGGGTTCTCATAGATTTCTTGGGCAATTCTTGCTGAATCTGGATCCAAGTAATAAGACCTATTTACTTCGTCATACTCATTGATAATGTCGTCTAGAGTACAATTTAATGCCCTTGAGAGAGCCCGCAAGGTATCAAGAGTGGGGTTTTCGGTCAAACCACTTATAATGTTATTTACTGTCCGAAGTGGTATTCCAGACCTGAGAGCCAACTCTTTGTTTCCTATATTATTTTTTTCCATCTGTTTCTTTATAACTACACTTAACATCTTAAAATCACCCCTTTGCCTCAAGTATAACAGCATTTTATCAGGTTACAAGAAAAATAATGCCATCCATGGCAAAAATTATGTTGACAGATGCCATGTATAGCATTAATATTAGACATAAGGGATGCCATTGATGGCACTTGAACTACATGTAGTGAGGAGGGAATCAATGCTACACAATTTAAAAGCAGAAATGGTAAGGGCGGGACTTAAAAATTCGGACATTGCAAAAGCAATTGCAGTCAATGAGAGGTCCATCAGAAACAAGATGAGAGGGGTAACTCAATTTACATTCAAAGAAACTCGAAAAATCAGAGATACTTATTTCCCGGGAATGTCGTTTGAGTATCTCTTTGAAGAGGATAGTACCAGAGGGGAGGAACGGCAGAATGAATAAGAGGGATTTACAAAAGGACATTCAGAACTTTGTAGGCCCTGGAGGATTTATTAATATCAGTCAGTTGGCCAAATACATGAGAGTATCCAGGGATAAGATTACACCCCTCGTATATGGGCTGGATTTCTTTCAGACTGGACGGGAAAAGAAATACTTCATCCCGGACGTAGCGGAGCGAATCATTGAGAGAAGAGAAGCATAAAAAGGGAGGAAATATGAAGAACGGAAAGCGGCCGACAAGGCAGCAAAAGAAGCTGCTAGGAAAACTAGGTCTTAACCCCATGGATTGGCTGGTAAGTAAAAACATGCCCGGTGAGATGGTGATATTACACCGGCATACAAACAAGGAGAGAAGGGTTCCGTTGGGAGAAGGCAATAAAAAAAGCTGGAAGCAAATCCAGCTTAATACATAGCTATTCATCTTTAACGGCATCAACACAACCGAAGTCTATGTTCATGAACGATTCATTCTTAGCCCAAGCATTGAAATTAATGCCAGCTGGGAGACTTTGGCCGTCGGGAGTGATCTCGGGATCAAGTAATGTTACTTCAACATAATCCAATCCTTCGACGTGCATAAGTTTTGCAGTTTCATACAGGTCCTTTACTTTAACCGTTATAGAACTCATAAAAACACCTCCTTTATAAGTTTTGCTCAACTAATGATTGAATCGAATAAGATATAGTTTTTAATTCGGCATTTTGTGTGGCGTTCTTGGGAAGTGCTAATTCTAAGTAGGAATCGAAATTAATCAAAGCCTTGCTAGAGTATTCTTTGTCTTCGGTGCGATATCGGATAATTATTTCAATGCTTTCAGGTTTGCCCTGGTCACGCTGTCTCAGGTTTATTGCACATTTGAAGGATTGACTTGGAGCGATTAAAGAACCCTCAAGATGCTCAAATGGGCGATGATGCGAACTATAGGAAAGCGGTAACAAATCGTGGCTACACTCAAATTTAGAAATGAACGCACTTGAACTACCGAAATTTTTTATTATCAAGTAAAAAAAGGGGTTCCCCGGATTTGATATAGCACCATAAACAGTTACATAAGGCCGAGTGGTCGATTCAATCATTTTTGAATTCTGACGGAGTGTTAGAACAACTGTAATGATTGATATTAGAGCTAAAATCAATGAACAAATAGCAATAACTAGATAAGTAATTTCTAAATCAGATAAAGACACGCTATCACATCCTTTCCATTCAGATTATAGCATAAGGAGAAATAAATGTCATATTATAGCGAATGCTCCATACCAAAGCCGGAGGCACCGAAAAAGAAAAAACTATCGAACGGATACAAGAATAAAAAATCCAGAGTTTGCCATTACTGTCGAACCTCGGGAGCCGAACGGCATGAGGTATACGGAGGTAATCCCAACCGGCAGACATCCATCAAACATGGATTCCAGGTGGATCTTTGTTCAGACTGCCACCGGGAGATGGAAGAGAACATCACCGATCAGGCCCAGGAGCGAAACGAATACTGGCAGAAGCATTACCAAGAAAAGTATGAATCTACATTAGTTGATTCCGGAGTAAGTGAGCCCCAAGCAAGGGAACTCTGGATGCTCCTAATTGGAAGAAACTACCTATAAGGAGAACCGATGTGCGCTATTTGTCCGGACCATGAAAAGCATAATGCCTACTGCCCCATCCATCAGGCGGCGATTTGTCATAAGCACTGCCAGGTATGCGAATACCACCGGAGGGAAACGGATCCGTCCAATATCCGATGTAAGTACTGGGTGGGAAGGAAAAAGGGAAATCCTGAGGGCTTGGATGAGGTGCAGATCATGATCTACCAAAAAGGCCGTTTCTTGGAGAGGCTATACAAGCAGGGAAAGACCAGAGCGGCAGAATCAGTTGAAAAAGAGATAATGGAACTTAAAAGAAAGAAAAGGAGGCTTGAGGATGAGGCGGGAAGTCTGTAAGTGTTGCCGGAAAAAATGGGGAGTCAGCGTAGGCTTGCAGGTCCCGGAAACCGGATACATTTGTCCAAAGTGTGCTTTCAAAATTAGAGAGGTGATGAAAAATGCGAAGAACAAGAATAGAAAGAAAGAGAGACGATCGGATGCTAAAGGTATTTAACTTCATGGTCGTCTTGTTTTTTGCCCTATTACTGACCTGCACGGCCATAACGACTATCTTTGCCCTGCAGATCAAGACCATGGTCAATGATAGCCTGGATGTCCTCAATGATATCAATGTCTACACAGATGAAATCCGGGAGCAGAAAGTAATCGAAGACCCCAACGAGGAACTGATCAGCTATTACTCGCAGTACATGCCGGTGGAATACTGCCTCCACATTATCCGGACCTGTGAGCAGTACGACGTTGATCCCCGGGAGATATTCGCCCTGATCGAAAAAGAAAGTGGGTTCGATCCTGGAGCTGTCAGCAACACAGCAGACTACGGACTCATGCAGCTGAACCAGTCGAATCTTACAGCCCTGCAAGCAGCCTTCGGAGATATAGACCTCCTGGACCCCTACCAGAACATAGAAGCCGGCATCTACTGGTACGCTGGCATAAAAGCCCAGGGACATGGGAGCATCGAAAAAGATCTGATGGTTTATAACATGGGATCCCGGGGAGCAGAGAAGAAGTGGGACCAGGGAATCTATTCCACCGATTACAGCCGGGGAGTATTGGATGTGATGAGGTGATGAATAAGAAACTGTAGTCGCAGCAGTCTCCCAATGCAGGGCCCCGTCAGTGTATTTGAAAAAATGTTTTGAAGACTTAACTTCTGCCGCAAAGGAAATCAGCAGAAACATCGAGGGTATCGGCAAGCCGGATTAGATTCCCATGCCTGGGCTCAAAAGTGCCATTGAGCCAGCGCTTCACAGTGTGTGGCGAGACGCTGGCCAGAGCAGCAAGTTCTGACGTTCCCATGCTGACTTTCTCCATCGCGTCGCTCAAACGTTCGGAGAAAGTCGGGAAAAAGAAAAAGAAAAAGAAGAAAGCAATCACCTCCTTTCAGACGGGACCCTGCATTGGGAGGCTGCTGCGACAATGTCATTATATCATAGGAGGTTTAAAAACAATGATAGATAAAGCAATCGCAAAGATTACAGATGAAATGATGAAGGCCGGGGATGAAATGACCAGGACCCTAGAAGAATATCTGACATCCATATGCACCAATGAAAGAGTAGCTGGCAAAATCCTGAACCCAGATAAAACCCTAAAGGAATTTATGAAGAGTCTTTGGGATGAAGCATCAAAGAGAAAAGTTGGCATGAAGGCAGTGATCACGAGCGATGAAATAATTCCCATGCTTGAACAATACTATGAGATTACAGAAGAAGACAAAGCGGGGTCCTCATCAAGAAAGGCAGCTCCAGCAAAGGTAACTCCGGTAATTGACATATCCAAGTTCCTATAGGAGGCTACTATGAACCTTATAAAAACATATGCCGGTAATAAAGCTGGTGAAAATGAGGAAGCAAAAGCCCTTTCGAAGGAGATCAAGTATCCTGCAGGGTTTGAATCCTATCTGACCAATCAAGTGTTGAAGCGTCTGGCCATATATCGAGTCGGTGAGAAAAAGATATTCTACTCTTGTTGCGGGAAATTTGAGGCATACAACGAGAACCGGGAAAGGCCAAGATCTGGAAGGCTCACCGTCTGCCCATATTGCAAGAACGGTTGCAAGGAAGTACCATACACGACCACCGAAATTGATAGAGCCGGCACGCTGATCTGTTGGAAGGATAAAAAAGGAGAAACCCTCTACATGGCTCTGGTGGATGTATGGAGAAAGTACAAAGCCGATTGGGAAAACCTGAAAGTGGCAGGAGATCTGACAGTAGAAGTAGAACCGGTAGCCCTATACATAGCCAGCAGAGAAAGACAAGAAGCCTTTGTAAGCTATAGTTACCAAGGATGGGGATCGGAAGGCAACACCGTCAAGTATATGGAGGCGCCGACCTACGATATATATATCAACAAATCATCCTTCCAGAGGGTCATTCCTAAAAGCTTCCTGAAATACACGAAGACGGTTGAACGTTTGAAAAAAATGAGTTGCCAGAGCTTGGTTAAATATATCTTCCTGGCAGCCCGGTATCCCCAAGTGGAATACCTGGAAAAGATGGGACTGAAATCTTTAGTGGATGACCGGATACTGGGGAGAAGGACCTATAGCGCTGTCAACTGGAGAAAATCTAACCCAAAGGACATGCTGGGCCTTCCAAAAGAAGCCCTTCGGGAAGCATTGCAAGCGGCAAATAGGCGAGATCCTGCCAAGGTAATTGCAACCGCCAAACGCTGCTATAAAGAAGGCTGGAAGATAAAAGCTGGAGAGCTTGGGGAGGTTGCCGACCTGCTGGACATCGTAGATGACAAGAAACTTCTGGCCGGGGTTACATTGAAGAAGGTTTACCGGTACCTGGATAAGCAATATGTGGCGAACATGCCATGCTGTAGCCATGGAGCATACGGATATACGATAAGAACGGTGAAGAGGGATTATATCGACTATCTCAGAGAAGCCCGGGAAATAGGATACGATTTGGAATCGGAGTACTTCCGCTTTCCGAAGTCCTTGCCGGAAGCCCACAGGATATCTGGAGAAGTTTTAGAAAAGAAACGCGCGGCAGAAAAGAAAGCCAAGAGCAGAAAAGAAGCAGCCGAGCTTCGAAAGAAGATGAAGAACTTTGAAGATAAGATCCTAAAGCGCCTCTTGCCACTGGAATACACCAGCGGAAATCTTATAATTACAGCCGCAAGAAACGAGGAACAGCTTAAGGATGAATCCAGACAGCTGGGACATTGTGTGGGTAAAGAAGGAGGTTACTGGAAGGAGATGATCGAAGGGAAATCATCGATATTCTTTATTCGCAGCGCCGAGGATCCTAAGAAAAGCCTTTATACTCTTCAGCTGAGAAATGAATCGGTGGTTCAGTGCCGGGGAAAATCCAACTGCAATATGACGGAAGAGGTCAACGCTTTTGTAAATGAATGGGTGGAGACCATCGTAAAAGGAAAGAAGAAAGGGAAGGTCGCATAAATGAATACAGAGATCATCAACATTATCCCCAGGACCAAAGAAACTATCATAGCAGAGGTAAAGGCCACCATTGAGCATGTGGAGTCAACAGCCTTATTAGGCGCCATCCGGATAGGAAGATGTTTTGAGGAGCTGAAAGAACTAATCCCACATGGCGGTTGGTACGAATACATCGAAGAAAACACCGGATACACACCTAAAAAGGTGGAAAGATTCATGAAAATTGCCGGTGAATATGGCAATGAAAACACAACTCTGGGAAGCCTGTTTTCAAAAACGACATTAATGTCGGATTTGAGTTATACCAAGGCTTTGAGCCTTTTGACGCTACCCGAAGAAGAGGTGGAAACCTTTGTGGAAAACCACGATATCAAGGACATGACCGTCAAGGAATTGGAAACGGAAATCAAAGCCCTGAAGGAGAAAAACACCGATCTCGAAGCGGCCGCACAAAAAGCCCTAGAGGAAAGACTGAAGATTGAAGAGGACCTGGATAAAGCCTGGGCAGAAATGAAGAACATAGAAGCGTCCGGATCCGGCAATCAGGAAGAACTGGAAGCCAAGGAGCAGGAAATCCAAAAACTCAGAGCCGATTTGGAAAAGAACAAGGAAGCCCAGTCCAAGTTGAAAGATAAGATAGATCAGTCTGAAGCGGAGACCCAAAAGAAAGTTGAGGCGGCCCTGAAGAAAGCAGACGATGAAGCGGCGAAGAAAATTGAAGCGGCAAAACAGCAGGCCCGGGAAGCTGCCAACCGAGAACTGGAAGAAGCCAAGGCTAACGTCGAGCGCCTGACCAAAGAGCTGGCCGCTACCGGCAACGAGGACATCCTGAAAATCAAAATCAAAGCCGAGCAGTTCCAGACAGTATTTGATGAAATAAAAGAAACTATCGAACACCTGGAAGAGGAAAGGCAGGAGAAAATGACGGCCTTCCTAAAAACCATTTTGAAATCCTTCATGGAAGGCCTGGAGGTGTAGCCATGCCGATGAATAAAAGCGAATTTGTCCGGCTGTTAGGGGTCATGCTGATGTTTGCCGGTGAAGCGGTCCAGCAGTGCTTCCTGGATGACGAAGGAAATAATGTATATATCGTATTCAACAATGGATTTACCAAGAAGGTAAATATTGAATGTGACAGCCACCTGGCCATAATCCGGGACGTTACCGGAGCGCTACTATAAAAAATAACCGCTATGAAGCGGCTAAATGAATGAAGGTTTATTGACTGCCCTTAAAAGGCGCCGGCGGGTAAATGAGCTAATTCGTCTGGATCCTTCTTCGTACAGCCGAAGATGCTCCGGTTTAATCTTGGCCAGATCAGCAACCTGATCTACAGTAAGTCCCAGGGCAATACGGCTCTGTTTAACGGAGAGGTGTTCGGGGAGAACCATGGTGTAATCGTCTAAATTTATTTTATCCATATTATCAACTCCTTTTAGGTCAGTGTAAATGTTGAGTTGATGGTAGTCAAGTTATTTTATATATGCCTGTAGTTGGAGGTAATATCCAGAAAGGAAGGAATGTTATGGGTAGCATCATCCCAAAAAAAGTAAGCATTTACGAATATTACGTATGGCCATTGCTTAGGCCGTTTTATCAGGTAAGGCGAAAGATAGGAGACGCATGGTATGTGTTTCGCCGGGACGTGCTTCATTTTTGGTATTGCGATTATTGCAATGCATACCACAGCGGAAGGACGATTGGTTATGACTATTCAGAAGGCCAGGCCGACATGGTCTGCTCTGCAGGAAAATATGAAATGATAGCAGAATCTCGAAGCCGATCCTCTGACCCAACGAAGCAGCTGCACGAAGAAGATTTTATTAAATACGTTGGTGGAGAAATGTGGGATTAAAAGACTTAGCTTTGATTAATGCCCGAATTGGCGAAAGGAGGCTTTAGGAATGTTTGTAGTGTATGTGTATTGGGTCGTAGATAGAACGACAGATTTATGTGTTGTGACCGAAACGAGAGAAAAAGCAGAAGAGTATATTCAATCCAAAATGGACGGATGCTATTACAACGGCTCTGGAGTCTACAAAATAGACAAAATACCTTTGTATATATGATGAGCGAAAGGAGATATACCCATGTATGAGAATGAAGTTACTGGCAGATGTAAGGGTTGTAAGCATTTAAGGGTTTTACATGGAGGGAGCATGTCTTTCCCCGCCTGTACACACGAACCATATAAAGGCAAGTGGACAAGAGAAATAGAAATCTGTCCTAAAGTGGAAGAACAAAATACAGAAAATACCGAAGGAGCGAAGTAGGAGGCAACATGCGAACAATAATAGAAGATATCGTCCCTCGCACAAATGAAGCGGGATATACCCCAAATTATGACCAGCCATCCGGTCCGGTTTACCGGGGAGATGAGATGGTCTGGGCCACGAAGGAGCGGATCCGTAAGAAGGAGGAATCTCTTGAAAAGAAATCGGAAAACAATAGATGAGCTGCTAAAATCCCTGAACAGCGGCCAGAACATCATCGAGGGCCGGGGCTTCTACGTTATCGAATCTGACCGGTTTAAGGCCCTGAATTATGCCTACAAGGAAAATACCCTGGCCATAATAAGTAAAAAGAATGGGATTCTCTCAATTGGAATAGATGCGCTGGATGATCTTATCGCGGAGCTGAGCGAGATCAGTGGCCACCTGCAGGATAGAAAAGAAATGAGGATATCAGGAGCATGAAGCCATTAAAGTACATGGAAAATGAAGTGCAAAGGGCCAGATGCAGCAAATGCGACTACCTCAATAACAAAGTAGCCATAGAGGACAAAGATCCAAATTGTACCGGGTTGGATAATTGGCTCAATTGCGAGGCCTACATGAAAACATCAAAACTCAAAGATCGGATCGATTATCTTACCGGGAAGACCGGACCCATATTTTTTAATTATTCAGACGGCCAGGGCGAGATATATACCTATGATGATTAACAGAAGAATAAGGATATCGAGAGTATGAAGGAGAAATGGATATGAAAACGAGCGAATATCTAAAAAGAATAAATATCATCTGCAACGATCACGAAGACAGGTGCGACGAAAAAGGATGCCCGTTGCACAAATATCAATGCGGAGTACCAAAAGACGAGACACAAATCCCAGGGGTAATAAAACTGGTTGAAGAATATGAAAAGAAGGCAGATGAATTAAAGACATGCCCTTTCTGTGGAGGAAAGGTTGATCTAAAAGAAATTGAGCCTCACACACATGAAATGGCTACTTTTATGCCGGATCATCCTGGATCGTGGATTATTGAATGTGGATGCGGGGTTGCGATCATCGGAGAGAAAAAACACAAAGTTATAGACCAGTGGAATTCAAGGAATGTTTGAAGCCAGGAGGAAAGAAGATGGCCACACTTAACAAACAACTAAAATACATCGCTAATCATTACGGATTAGAGAAGCAATTAGTTAAATCCCTGGAAGAGCTGGAAGAACTGATATATGAGATTAAAGCTTACATCGAGGATCCAGATGACTACCTGCTTTACCGGTTGGCCGATGAGATGGCCGATGCCGAAATCATGATCAGCCAGCTGAAGATACTGCTCAACCTTTCAGATGCAGTCGAGGAAGTGAAGGAAAACAAGATTGTCCGGCAGCTCGGTAGGATCGCCATAGAGATGGAGGGAAGCAATGAAGTATAAACCAGAGGATTCTATAAACAGTGGATTCTATTCCGATATGGAAGAATCGGGCCAATTCGAATCCAAGGAAGAGGAGGAACAAAATGGCTGATATCAAACATGAAATCATAGAGACCCTCGGAATCATATCCACATCGCCCAAAGGATGGACGAAAGAAGTTAACCTTATCCGGTGGAATGATAAGCCCGCTAAGATAGATATCCGGGACTGGTCTCCAGACCATGAGAAGATGGGAAAGGGCATCACCTTGACGGATGAGGAGGCGGCTATGCTGGCCGAGATCCTTCAGCAAATTCAATAAATGAAATTTGTAAACGCCTGGATCAATCGGTCCAGGCATACCCTTTGAAGCAATTACTACATTATATATAGGAACAATTGGTTCGGACGGAGCCGCAAGCCGCAACGAGCTGAAATGAAATGGAAATTAATGTAAACATAAACAGGGTAAGCTGAAGAACTCGGGCGAAGAGTATTCGACCTTGTAATGAGTAGTAACATCTGAGGTGTATATATGTGGAGACAAAAGAAATATGAGTGCGGAATGTTTTGCGAAGCAGAGATATTTACGATCTCTGGAAGAACAAAGAAATTTCAGAGAGCAAAAAGGGTTAAGGAGTCATGCCCTGCCCAAAGGAATCTGAATAACAAAAAGGCCCAGAGATATTTCGTAAGACTAGTGCATTCGAATTTCACAGAAGAGGATCTATATCTGGACCTAACATACGAGGGCGAGCATCTTCCATCAACCCGAAAAGAGGTTAAGAGAGACATCAAGAATTACGTCGAACGGTTGAAGCGGTTTAGAAAAAAGATGGGACTCTCACCGCTGAAATACATATACGTTGTCTCCAACACGGACAACAATGGGAACAAGGTCAGGTTGCATTGCCACATGATCATAAACGGCATGGACAGAGATGCGGCCGAGAGACTTTGGGCCCATAGCAGATGCAATTCCGACCGCTTGCAATTTGACGAATATGGAGTAACGGGGAAGTCGCTTTATATGGCAAGACAGGCGGCGGCCACAAAAGAGGATGATCTGGGAAAGGGAGAAAAGACCTGGGGATATTCGCTTGGACTTATTAAACCTGAGCCAATAGTTTCCGACAAAGCAATCACAGCCACTATGGCCGAAAAGATCATGAGGAATCCAGAGGACCGAGCATTGTTTGAAAAGATGTATGCAGGCTGGACCTTCACGGATTGCAAAATTGAAGAGGACCTCATCAACGGAACCAGATTCTATATCCGGCTCCGAAAGTATGAGGACGTGGGAAAACATAACAGGGACCTTGCGGCCAAAACCATACGCGAGGCATCAAGGCGAATGAATAAATAGATTTTCTATAGGCTTCATGAAGAGGCTTATTTGAAGTGGAGGCAATACGATGAACACAAGACCATTGAACCCGAACAAGTACTGCATCAGCAAGAACCGGTTCAGGGAACTATATTACTTCTGCCTGCAGTACCAGGAGTGGAAGGATGAACTGGAATACCTCAAGCCTGAATACCGGGAAACGGAATTGAGTGGCATGCCTGGAGGCGGCGGGATATCCAACCCAACCCAGGAGATGGGGATAAGAAGGGCCGAACTGTCAAAGCGGTGCGAACTGATTGAGCAGACGGCCATCGAAGCGGACCCGGATATCTATCAGTATCTCATTAAGGCGGTGACGAATGAGGGCATCACATTTAACTACTTGAGGCTGATTATGGGAATCCCATGTGGCAAGAAGATGTACTATGACCGCCGGCGAAGGTTCTACTGGATACTATCGAAAAAAATATAAAGAGGGGTAATCGCAGGACAAGAATGTATGCTTTAATAATAGCGTGGAATGATGTAAAAAGTCATTTGATCCTCCAAGATTGAGCCGTTCGGCTAAGACCACGGCTCTTTCTGTTGATTTCTGGAAATAATTACGGTATTATGAAAGAAAAACAATCAATTCAAGGAGGAAATATGAATAAGTCACTGATTTGTAAAATAATTCTCGTAATTGTATTTGCTTTAGGGATATTGTTTGGTAAAATAATTAATCTAGTAGGAATAAATGCTTGGCTTATTCAATATTCTGGTATAGTTGATGCTACCCAAATAGTGCTTGTTATTTTGACATTGCTTTCTCTCTTAATGATAGTTCTTCAGATAAAATCAGAACATGAAAAATCACGACGGGAAAAAGCGGTAGATCTCTTGCTTCAATGGACGCAGACAATTACTAAAGAAATGAATTCCGTCAAGAAAATCGTAGAAAAATTTGATGGGGAGCAGTGCAGGAAATTATTTATTGAAGAAGAATTTGAGGTAAACTGCAACATATACGACGACATTATGGAGGCCATAAACGAAAAGAGCGATAAAAAAGAAAAAAATGATAAATGCGCTGAGTGCGATGGCGATGATGCTGATTGCAGGAAAAAAATATCATTGGGTAAAAAGCATATAAGAAAACTAAGATGGAACACTATTTCATATTTGAATTTGCTTGAATCTATACTTGTTGCTTGGCAGTATAGCATCGTAGATAGGGAAATAATTGAACATCAATTTTCTTTTCAGGTTAGCCCAAAAGATGGTAAACGAGTGTTAGATAATTTTAGAAAAATTGCAGGAGCGGAAGATTCCTACCCTGCAATTGAGATCTTTTGTAGCAACTTAGAGCAGCAAAGAAAGATGAAGCTAAAAGAAAAAGGGAAGATTGTATAAGTGGGAGGTATTGAGGATGAAATGGGAGTACAAAACAATATATCTTGAAGCGGAGCATATCGAAGATAGTAGCGCGTTGGATGAATTGCTTAATGATCTCGGGGCAGAAGAATGGGAGCTAATCAACATCATCCCTCAAGTGGGAAGTACTACGGACTTCTCCGTGGGGGACGTGGATTTAAACTTTAACTGCTGTGAATCAGTTTTCGTCAAAAGAAATATTTGTGTGTTTAAGAAGCCTAAAGTATAAAATATATAATACTAATATAGAACCATCCCATCGGTGGTTCTTTTCTTTTACCCAAAACAAACATGAATGACGAGGTTATAAACGTCGAAGAAGGTTTTATTGGCTGGTATCAAAAAAAATATAAACAACCGCACTCACAGGACAAGAATCTGGGTTATAGTGCTAGTGTAGGAAGTTGAACAAAAGAACCTATACGCATAAAGAGAAAGAGCCATTCGGTTAACGCCAGGGCTCTTTTGTTTGTTATCACCTTGGGGGTGATGGAATGCACAAACCAAAGAAAGACTATATGCGGGGAGTGATTGCCGCGAAGTATAGCGAGGTACATGAGCCGACACCAAGTAATCATATCTGGTGTGGGGATAAAGCCATCAACGATTACTACGAAAGGATTGACTCTGTGGCAAACAAATACAAAGACCCGAGGTGGATCCGCAAGCGAAATCAGGCGTTGAGGCGCGATGGATATCTGTGCCAGCAGTGCAAAAGATATGGGCGGACAAGGGCGGCGGACACAGTGCACCATGTAAACCCGGTTGATGTGAGCCCTAATCTTTGGCTGGCTCTATGGAACCTCTTAAGCTTGTGCAGGGCATGTCACGATGCAATGCATGACAGGGTTACTGGCAACTTGACAAGCAAGGGAGAGGAGTGGGCGAAACGCACATCCCCCCCATCTAAATAATTTCGTGTGAGCTGCAAAGGACCGGTGGGGGTGACTACTTCCCTCTCCGGTGAATTTTGGAAAAAAATATGAGAGGAGGATTTGGCGGCATGGGACGAAAAAAAACATCAATTAATCGCGCGCGTGAGTCGATGGAAAAACTTGGAATTTATAAGCCGGAATTTGAACCGATTATCGAGATTTATTCGCGACTTTTAGACCAACACGAAGTCCTGCTCAAAGAATTTGAGGACTCAGGATACGAATACTCAGAATCCACAGCTCAAGGTTCTAAGAAAGCACCTATAGTTACTACGATTGAATCGTTAAGAAAAGATATATTAGCATATGCTTCCCAGTTAGGTCTCACTCCGCAGGGACTGCTAAAAGCTGACGATGGCGCATTCAAAAAGAAAAAGGTCAGTGCATTGTCGGAGGCACTTAAAGCTGCATCGAAATGATTAGCGGGAAATACGCGACGGAAGTCTTGGCCTATGCGGAGGGCACTGTAAACGGATCCATTGTCGCGGGAGAAGACAGGATAAAAGGCTGCCAAAGGTTTCTTGATGACATAGCTTCGGGGAATTGGGAGATCCGAACAAAAGATGCGGATTTCGTAATCGGAATCATAGAAAACACATTCAAACACCGGCAAGGCCAGGCACTGGACGGCACGCCTCTCCGAGGACAGCCGTTTTTGTTGGAACCTTGGGAAAAGTTTGTCGTCTACGGAATCTTGATTTTTTATATACCAGGAACAATCGAACGTCGCGTAAAAGAGGCGTTCATTTTTGTTCCGAGGAAAAACGGCAAGACGATCTTTGTATCAGCATTAGCCTGGGCGCTTGGGATACTTGAGCGCATGAGTGGATCTACGGTGTACGTTGTCGGAGCAGTACTGAAGGAGGCGATGAAAAGCTATGAGAATTGGGACTACAACCTAAACAGCGTTCTGTATCCGGATAAAAAGTCGGCCCAGGATGATGGTTGGAGGATCTTGGACAACAACATGGAGCACAGTATATCTCACAACGATCTTGATGGAGGTTCGCTCCACCTTGAAGCTCTGGCTGGCAACCCAGATGCCCAAGACAGCTTTAACTGCAACATCGTAATCGCAGACGAAATCCACGCATACAAGTCTCCGAAGCAATACAACATTTTGAAAGAGGCTACCAAAGCATACACGAATAAGCTGGTAATCGGCATCACCACCGCCGGAGATAAAACTGTAAGCTTTTGCTACCAACGATTGAAGTATTGCCAGAAGGTTTTAAGCGGACTCGTCAAGGATGATGCCTATTTTATTTTTATCTGCAAGGCAGACGAAGATGAAGAGGGAAATGTTGACTATACGAACCCGATCCAGCACGAAAAAGCCAACCCGTCCTACGGTGTGACGATCAGGCCCACTGACATCATGAACGATGCACAGCAGGCCCAAAATGATCCGCAGCAAAGGAAAGATTTCCTTGCAAAGAGCCTGAATGTATACACTTCAGCGATGAAAGCCTATTTCAATACGGTCGAATTCGAACTATCGAACCGGAAATGCGAGGAGAAGCTTGGGATTAGAGGGCTGCCCATTGATAAGAAGCTGGCCGCAATCGCGAGACTGCCAATCAAATGGTTTGGAGGAGCAGATTTGTCGAGGATGCACGACTTGACGGCAGCGGCACTATACGGAACATACAAGGATATGGATATCATCATCCCGCATTGCTGGTTTCCGATAGTAGCGGCGCATATCAAGGCTGAAGAGGACGGAATTCCGCTCTTTGGATGGAAAGACGATGGCTGGCTGAACATGTCAAATAGTCCAACCGTCAACCATGCTGAAATCGTCGAATGGTTTAAGTATGCGAAAAAGTTTGGATTTAAAATTATTCAGGTTGGCCACGACAGAAAATTCTGCCGGGAATATTTTATCGGAATGAAGCAAGCTGGTTTTCAAATAATTGACCAGCCGCAATATTATTGGCGAAAGTCGGAAGGGTTCAGGCGCATTGAGACAAAGATGAAAAACGGAAATCTTTGCTACCTGGGCGCAGAACCATTTGAATATTGCGTATCGAACGTGAGGGCCATCGAAAAGACAGATGACATGGTCCAGTATGAAAAAGTTGAACCGGAACACAGGATAGATGTTTTTGATGCTGCAGTATTTGCATGCTGCAGAATGCTTGAAAATCTTGAAAAATCAGAGAAAGCAAAGGGGTGGATGGAATGAGTAAAAAAAAGAAACAACTAGCACAGAGCAGGGATGCCCCTGACAAACGATGTACGTCGTGGTTATGCTCGCCGGAAGCGTTCAACTTATTGACGACAAACAGTTATACAAGGCTTGCGGATTGTCCAGAAGTCCGAATGTGCGTACATGCGTATGCGGATCTAATTTCAAACATGACAATCTATCTGATGCGGAACACAGATAAGGGCGATGTCAGGGTCAGAAATGCGTTGTCCCGGAAAATGGATATTGAGCCTAACCGGCTGATCAAGACAAGGAAGGCGTTCATCTATAACATTGTGTGGACCTTGATGCTATCGGGTGACGGAAACCAAGTCACTTATCCGAGATTTACGGTGGACGGGATGCTTGACGACCTTGTGCCGCTAAAGCCATCCAGGGTGCAGTTCGCGGACACGGCTGCTGGATACGCCATCAAATACGGCGATAAAACATTCACGCTAGATGAAGTGCTGCACTTCGTAATAAACCCTGATCCGGAGCGTCCATGGATTGGCACAGGATATAAAACAGTGCTCAAAGATGTTATTGCCGGAATCAAACAAGCCGGCGCGACAAAAAAGGCGCTGCTTGAAAGTCCATCGCCATCAATCATAGTCAAGGTGGACGGACTTACCGAAGAATTTGCAAGCGTTGAAGGACGGAATAAGTTGGGGTCGCAGTTCATTGACTCTTCCGAGAATGGCCGCCCCTGGTTCATCCCTGCGGAAGCGTTTGACATCAAGGAGGTAAAGCCGCTCACACTAAACGACCTGGCCCTTGCGAAGAATTTAGAAATTGATAAAAGGACAGTCGCTGGAATTTTCCGTATGCCACCTTTTTTGGTTGGGGTGGGAAATTTCGACAAGGAGGAATACAACAAATTTATTGGCGCAGAGATTCTATCGATGGCACAAGTTATTCAGCAGGAACTGACGCGAGGGCTTCTGTACGCCCCCGATCATTACTGGTGGCTGAACCCCAGGAGTCTGTACAGCTATAGCCTTACTGAGGTTAAGGATATCGGAAGCGCCATGGTTGACCGCATGGCCATGAGACGCAACGAGTGGAGAGCGTGGATTGGAATGACGCCAGATGATGAAATGGAAGAACTGCTGGCGCTTGAAAACTTTATCCCGGCAGACAAACTCGGTGATCAGGCAAAATTAAAAGGTGGTGGGTGATGTGGCCGGGATAATGCATGCCATTGATTTTGAGGGAACAGAGGAGGTGAGGACAATTAAAAGGGATGTGATGCAAACACGCAGCCATGCTACGGAATTCCGAGCAGAGCAGAGCGGGGAGGATAAATACATCGAGGGTTATTTTGCGGTATTTGGCAGCACGTATGAGCTGTGGCCAGGAGCGACCGAAAGTATTGACGAACATGCATTTGATGGCGCATTGTCAGACGACATCAGGGCGCTTATCGATCACGAAACGAGGTTGGTACTCGGAAGGAATAAAGCGAACACGCTAGACCTAAGAGTAGAAAGCAGAGGGCTATGGGGCCGGATCAAGGTTAATCAGGAAGACGGTGATGCCACGAACCTTTATTCGAGGGTGCAGCGCGGCGATGTTGATCAGTGCTCGTTTGGCTTTGAGATCCTGGATGAAGAGGTTGAATACAGACAGGATGGAACGGTCCACTGGACCATAAAGAAGGTCAAGTTGTACGAAGTGTCGGTCTGTACGTTCCCTGCCTATGAAGATACGTCGGTGTCTGCGAGGAAAAAAGACTTTGAGCAGATCAGGGCAAGGCAGACGCAGGAATGGAAGGAAAGAATGAAAGGGAGGCTAAGAAATGCTTAGACAATTGTTACTGACAAAGAAAATCGAAGGGTTGAGGGCAAAACTTGAAACTCTTAGAGAAAAAGAAGCGGACTTCGAAACTCGCAAGGCGGCGCTCAAGACACGGGAAGCTGAGCTTGAAGCGGCAGTTGCGGAGGTAAGTGACGAAACCTCGGACGACGACAAAAAAGTCGTGGACGATGCGGTTGCCGAGTTCGAGGGACAGCAGGAAGCCCTCAAGGAAGAGGAAGCCGGTCACGATGCCGAAAAAGGCAAATTAGAAGATGAAATCAAAAAGCTGTCAGATGAACTGGAAGATATCAACAAAAAAGCGGCAACGCCTCCGGCTGAGCCGAAAAAAGATGAAAGGAAAGGTGAAGCAAGAATGGAAACGAGAGTTAAATTTTTCGGTATGAGCAAAGAGGAACGAGACAGATTTTTCGCCCGCGATGACGTCAAGGGATTTATCGGAGAAGTGAGATCGATCAAGACCAGGAATGTGGCAAATGGGGCCCTGACAATTCCCGATGTTGTGCTTGAAATTTTGCGCAACAATATGGAGAAATACAGCAAGCTGGTAAAATACGTTAATGTAAAGTCCGTCGGTGGAACAGCCAGGCAGAACATCATCGGCACCGTACCTGAAGGTGTTTGGATGGAAGCAACTGGAGCTCTAAATGACCTCGATATGGCGTTCAATCAGATTGAAGTCGATGGGTTTATGGTTGGCGGGATCATTTGGGTCCCGAATGCGCTGCTTGAAGACAGCGATGAAGCGCTTGGCGCTGAAATCATGGCACAACTTGGACAGGCGATTGGCAAAGGTATTGACAGAGCGATTCTGTTCGGAACGGGCGTCAAGATGCCGGTTGGCATCATAACAAGACTGGCTCAGACATCTGCTCCTTCTGATTGGGGAACTTATGCTCCCGCATGGACGGACCTGCACACCAGTAATGTCTTAAAACTGAATATAGACGGAACAACCGGAGCAACCTTCTTCGCATCACTGATAGGAGCGCTTGGAGTGGCAAAGCCGGATTATTCCGACGGAAAAGTATTCTGGGCCATGAATCGCAAGACACACATCAAACTGATGACAAAAGCACTGGCTTTTGATGCGGCAGCAGCCCTTGTGGCCGGGGTCAACAATCAGATGCCCATTATCGGAGGCGCCATCGAAGAAATTGAAATGATGGGCGATAATGAAATTGTTGGTGGGTACGGATCCGTTTATACGCTCGCAGAGCGTGCGGGGTCAAAAGTTGACTCTTCAGATCAGGCGCGGTTCAAGGAAATGCTGACGGGATTCCGAGGATATGCCCGATACGACGGAATGCCGGTATTTGGTGAAGCGTTTGTCATGGTCAGCTTCGATAACACCGATGCGGCTACCACGAGCGCCTTCCCGATTGATTACGCCAATACCGATCTCGGAGTTCTTGGAGTGATCGCTGCGGCTGGCACTGAATCGGGAGACACCGTTCTTACGGTGACTGGAACTGAGGCATCTGGAACCACACTGAAGTACAAGATTGGGGACCACACTATATCTTGCGGACAGGCAGTTACAGGATACACCGATCTTGCTTCAGGAACGACCCAGATCACCGCAGCCGCTGGCAAGATGATCACCGTTGTTGAGCTTGATGGAAGCAAGAAGGCAATCAAATCCGGTAAAGCAGTATCCGTACCAAAGGCGTAGTGACCTGACAGGGAGGGCGGCAGATGAATACAACAGAAATATTGACGCTTGTTAAAGCAAAGATAGGGATTTCGACAGCTGTGCGGGATGCTCTTCTGACCGCCATCATCGATGGAGTGATTGACGAATTACAGAATGAAAAGGGGCTGGCGCTTGATAGTGCCAGCCCTAATCATATTATGTTCGTAGTAGATTATTCCGTATGGCGGTATCAAAACAGGGACGGCAACACTGGTTTGCCACGGCATTTGCAGTACCGACTTCATTCGCTCTATATAAATGCGAGGGGTGTTGTTGATGACGTATGATTACGAGATTTCTTTAATTAAAGAGCCAGGCACGACAAATGATATCGGAGATGTCATTGCCACTGAAACAAAAAGAACGGTTCTTGCGGCGGTTGTAACTTTTAGAAATAAAAACTACTATGAGGCATTGTCGAGCGGCCTTAAACCGTCCATAACATTTGCAATAAACCGGCATGAGTATGAGGGCGAAAAGACTATAGAACACAGCAACGAAAGGTATAACGTGATCGATGTGTTGCCGATTAATGCCAAAGACGAAAGCGAGTTCGACGCCTTGTCGTTGCTTTGCGAGGTGGTGATATAAGTGCCGATGCCAAAATCAGTAATTAAAATAAAAAAAGACGGAGTGACTTTTGAATCGTCCGTTGACAAGGTGCAATACACCATTGAGGAGCTGTCGAGGGCAGCGCTAAAGGATATCGGTAAATACATCTCGAAGGAAACTCGAAAACAGATCGCGCGAAAGACCGGGAGACTTGCAAAAAATACTCAATATTGGGTTAGAAAAAAAGATGCAGACCTGCAGGTAGGTTTTAAGCCAGGAGGTTTTTACGGACTATTCCAAGAGATTGGTACTGAGAAAACGCCCAAAATCGGGGCGCTTTTTAATTCTGTGGCAGATAATATTCAGACGATAATAACGATTGAAAGCCAATACCTTTCGGCGCTTGAAGATGAAGCCAGGGCCTTGTCGCTGATAAGCGAAGATGAGAAAGAAGGTGGTACTGGTGAGTAAAACAAAAGCATTGAGAAGGGAAATTCAAAGATATCTCAAAACCGTGACACCTAATGTTTATTACGAAAAAGCAGACGAATCCGGGAAATATCCACACATTGTATTTGAGTTGAGCGAACTGTCCCACAATGACGGTAAAACCATTCTACAGCTTGAAACAAACGTGATCGGATATGGAAGCGATACAGGCCAGATCGAAGATATTGCAGATGGTGTTCAGACAATATTCCACAACTACCACTTTATAAATGATGAGATTCAGTTTTCAACCTATAAAAATCGTCGGGAGACGGTCAAGGAAGAGGACAAAAAGATAATCAGGAGACGGATTCTCTTCGAGGTACATCTTCACGAATTGAAAGGAGAATAATCCATGAAAAAAACATATTCCGGGTATACAGCCGAAACACCTAAAAGCCTGCTTCTGGATGCAGGCGCATTTTTTAAAAATTTTTATGTCGGAACGGACACGTTCGAATCCGCCGTAGCGGCAGGGAAGCTGCTGGGGGCCACGCAGGGAGGTGGAAACTTCGCCGCCATACCGACCATTCGTAAAGTTGAAGTGGATGGAGTCAAGGGGCCCGCCAAAGGAATGGAAGTCATTGATGAGTGGATCGTTACACTGACTGCCAATGTAAAAGAGGTCAAGAGGTCTACCATTCAGGCAGCATTGGCCGCATCCTCGGTAGACACGACCACCAGTGCGGATTATGATATCGTCTCGGCCAAGAACGAGATCCTGTTAACGGACTACATTGACAACATTACCTGGGTTGGAAAACTATCTGGGACCAATGACCCTGTTATCATCCAGGTATATAACGCTCTGAACACCAACGGACTGACCGTAAACGTGGCAGACAAAGCCGAAGCGGTTCTGGCGCTGACATTTACCGGGCACTATGAGGACACGAACCTTGACAAGCCTCCATTCGATATCTACTATCCAAAGGCTATCACTAATACAGTTGATTTGGCCACACACGACTTTAGCAAGGCTGCTGCAGCTGATATCGTTCTGACCATTACCTCATCTGGTGGAGCGACTTGTGGTGGCGTATCTCTTGATGGAGATCATTTGATTTCAACAGCATTCACTTTGGGAGCAGGAACGGTGACGCTTGAAAAAGAGTATCTCGGCACCCTTACAAGCGGAGCAAAAGCATTCGCCTTACTGATGGATAAAGGCAATAATATCGCAGTAACAGTAACGGTAGGTGATTAATTATGAGAAAACTAAAAACGCCTGATGTTTTTAACGCTATGCGGGTCATTAAAAAAACTGGAGTAAAAGAAGGAATTAAGCCATATATAAAAATGGCCGCAGAAGGCAAATTATCAACAGAGGACCTTGGTATTGAAGGCGTACTTGGATTGATTGAAATCCTAGCGGAAAGCAAAAGTGAACGGGCCCTCTATGAGGTCCTTGCCGGCCCCTTCGAAATGACGCCTGACGATGTTGCGGAACTGGATCTTGATGTATTCGTTTCAAACCTAAAAATCATCGAAAAGGAGAACAACCTGAAGGTTTTTTTCAATTCTCTGTCGGGTTTGATTGGGAAGATGTAGCCGATCTTCTCATGACCCGGTACGGAGATTATAAGTTTATCCAAGAATTTGACATTGAAGAAGCTCTTTCTCTCCTGGAGTACGCACTCCAAAAACGAGAGGAGGAGCTTCTTTTCCAAAGATGGATTCATGACTTCCAATGCCAAATGTCATTCAACGAATTCAAGGAACGGCTAAAACCAAGACCGATTAAAAAAGAAGAGGAGATCCTTGCGGATGTGAAGGAAATCCTTGATTGGAGGTGGACGCCATAGAGATTTTCAAACTATACGGATCCATATTGGTGGACAATGCGAAAGCCAATGAGTCCATCTCGAAGACAGAGCAAAAGGCGGGAGGCCTTGCCTCGAAGCTGGGCGGAGGAATTAAAACTGCTGCCAAATGGGGAGGGGCAGTAGTAGGGGCGGCCGGGCTTGTGGGCGGTGCAATGATGGGAGCTGCCAACAAAGTGGCATCCACAGCCGATGAAATCGACAAAGCATCGAGAAGGGCCGGAACGTCTTCGGAGAACTGGCAGAAACTCAACTATGCCTTCGGGCAAAGCGGGATTGAGTCATCTAAGTTGGAACAGACCATGATCAGAAATCAGAAGTCGCTCAACGATGCCGCAGAAGGGGGCAAAACTGCCACTCTCGCCTATGAAAAGTTAGGCGTCTCCATAAAGGATGCGGATGGCAATTTGAGAGCATCTGATGACGTTTATAGAGACGTTTTAAACAACCTTGCCGACCTTGAAGACAAGAATCTACGAAACTCCATCGCCAACGACATCTTTGGAAAATCCTATGGCGACCTTGCGCCAATTCTGGACGGTGGTTCGGACGGCATAAAAGCCCTGACGGACCGGGCTGAGGATCTAGGTCTTGTTATGTCGCAGGATGCTGTAGACGCTGGTGTTAAATTCGGCGACACCTTAGACGATGTCAAACAAGCAGGTGGGAAGATGTTCGTTTCCATCGCAGGGGAGCTGCTTCCGGTTCTGCAGAAATTCCTTGATTGGATCCTTGCACATATGCCCGAAATAAGGGAAGTAGCCGGGAAAATATTTGAAGCGGTTAGGAGCGCAGTACAAAGAGCGAAGGAAATATTTGAAGCGGTACAACCCGTTCTAAAAGTATTATGGGATTTCATCGTATTCTCGTTCCCGACCATATCTGCCATTGTATCTACTGTATTTGATGCAGTAGTAGCAACTATTGAAACTGTTGTGACAGTGTTCGAAAAAGTCACCGGTGCCGTTAAAAAAGCCTATGAGTGGTTGACCTCTTGGAACGACAAAGAGCCAAAACCCAAGACCCTTGAGGTAGAAGAAAAACGAACTACGAGAGGCAAGAAGGACGGAACGCTCGCTTCTGGCCTCGCATATGTACCATACGATGGATACATGGCTGAGCTCCATAAAGGTGAGCGAGTCCTTTCTAGGGGAGAAGTAGCCACCGCCGGGATGGGGAATATAACTATTAACGTGTCGGGGAATTACATCAAGGATGATTACGATTCAAGAAGAATCGCCGATACTGTAAAAGATGCACTTCGGAAGGAGTTGAGACGGTGAGTAGATTATATGACGGAGTAAGCCTCGATACCAACTGGATAAAAGTCATAAAGCAATCCGAAGTAAAAAAAATCGTCTCAACCCTTTTAGACGGATCTGACCATGTTCAAATCATTGGCAGCAAGGTTGAAAGGCTTGAGATTGAAATAGTGGCAGGCATAGTAGTAAAGGATGAAATAGATGGAATCGAGGCCATCGGTGGCCTTGTGTCCGTAGTTGACAATGATGGATTTGAATATACAGGAAGAATCATTGACAAACAACCGTGGGGAAAATTCAACGATGACTATTACGAAACAAAACTGACGGTGAGCGTGGAGGTGGTCTGATGCGAACCATACCGTCCGAACTATTAAACCGGGTCAAGAAGAAATGGCAGGTACCGGCTGAAAACGCCGACCCGAAAATGAAGGTCTATTTAAGCCGGGGATTGCAGAACGAACTTTTCCAAGTATTCACCATCCAGGAAAGCGAACTCCTGACAGATGTGGATGTGACCGTGAGCAGACCGAGCGCGATCACGCTACCTGCTACGGCTTATGCACTTGCGATTGATAACGGCCTTGCACAGGTCAAATCAAAACCCTTGCCGTATGATGACCAATATACCTGGGAAGATGTATTCGATGTGGCTTCCGGAGTTACTTCGGTAGCAATAGAATTTGATGGCTACTGGGACCGAGATTATAATACCCGGCGGTTTAATTTTGTTACCGAGGAATACCCGTGGCTGTTCTATGTACAGGCCGGAGACCTATACATGCAATACTGGCAAGACACCCCGGAACTTTTAGTCACCGGAGTTGCTAAGTGTGCCGCAGTTAGGGGTTGGGTCCCCGCGAATGGGGCCACACACAACGATCAGGGGTTGATTATAGCCTATCTCAAAGCGGATGGGAAAATGTATTATCGTTCGTACGCGATACAGGAGAACGGTATAAAAGGTTGGGAAGGAGAGCGGGAAGTCACGTCGTTAGGCAGCGGCATTGATGACTTGGCTCTTTTTAGAACGAACGACTTCCGCGTGGGGTTTTTGGCCGAAGTCGACGGGAATATTTCTTGGACTCTTTCGGAACGTAATTGGGCAGGGATGTCGGTGGCTGCCGAGAGGCTCTCGATGGAAGCTACTTTCGGGGGAGCCACGATTGACACGTTCGAGGTTGAAATTATTCCGCTTTCCGCGCCGGAAGATACTGTTGAGTTTTCCAACCTGCAAAACGTCTCTATTGTGAACCTGTACGAAACAGAACCTCCGACAGTCAGTTACGGAGTTGCGAAGATACAGATAACGGATTCAACGCACATCTACGTGCAATTCACGCACCCAGTAAGGCTGGGAAACCCCGAAATATCTGTGAGCAACACCCTTAGCGGAACCGGCATATCCGTCGGGGAAGCGTTCCTAGATGTCGCCACTAAAAAGGCTTACTACACGCTGTCCACCCCGCTAGACTCCACCGCTACGGCGGCCGGACGCGGCGTGACTTTTTCCGGGGAAGCCTTCGTCGTAGCGGTAACCGCGAATCGTCAAGAGTTCGTTGCGGGGGGTACGTTTCAGGCCCTAGGATCTCTACCGCCACAAGTAGAGACGCTTGGGATGGCGCCCACTCTCTCAAGCGCGAAGATTGATATCTTCGAAGTCGTAAGGCACAGCTACGACGTGCACCCACGAGAAACTGTCGCTATGGCCGTCGGATACTCATCCGGGTCTATGCAACTGACCGACACCGAAGTTATTCCAGTGTAAGGAGGTACCTTATGAAAGTAATAAAAGATGTTCAACTGCCAAAGCTGCACAACCACTATTCTGTTAAGGTTGTCGAAGTGGCTACCGGGGAGGTAGTGCAGGAGGCGTACGCGGAAAACATTGTGCTGGACCAAATATACCATCACTTGGCGGGAAATAGTGGGTGCTACGGTGGTGTACGCATGTTCCACTACGGAGATGGGACCGGAACAATAGCGGCGAGTAGGACAGCGTTGTTTAATGAACGCGGATATAAAGAGTTGCAGGATGTTCAAAGAGTGGTAACCGCCGACCTCGTAACCATTACTGGGAAGATAACTTTGGGGGAGACCGAGTATAATGGAAACTATCTTCGTGAAATTGGGGTCTCCATTCCGAGGTGGTCGAACGACCGATGTTTAATTTCTCACGCGGCTCTCGAAGACAGTGAAGGCAACCCAATCTCGATAGGCCCGAAAACGAACACTCAAATTATCGAATTGTACGCCACCCTCTACATCCAACGGAGCTCCGAAATGGTTCCGTTCCCAAATCGATTCTCTAACATTTTTGTGGCTACGTATGGGACTCTGCCCGCGGCGATCTACAACCCATCGATTAAGCCCCAAAACCTCGCGCTCACGGGCGGAACATACGATAGTGCAACCAAGACGTGGACATCCGCGAAGCTCCGAATCGATACCGGAACGGGTAACGATCAGGGGGTAATGTCTTTCATTGAGAACGGCCTTTTGACCGAAAAGGTTTCGCTGCAGAATCCGGCCATATTCCCAGTGTACACCTTCGTGGAACGTCAGATCGGCGCCGGGGATGGTACTAAAAAGGCCTTCATATTCGCTCCGGGACTAATAAAGCCGAATTCGGAAATCATTAAAGTGGACGGGGTAACACAAACTAGAGACGTCGACTACAAAGTGTACCAAGGCGGATTAACGACAAAGAAGCACGATCCTTCATGGAGACTGCCCTACGGAACAGTAACCCCGCTAGTGTACAATACCAACGCCAACAAAGAAATTTTAACCCTCCGAGGAACTCAAACTGGGGATGATCTCCCGGGGGAAGATAACGCGTTGGTGCTGATAGACTACCAAGAGCTCATATCGCTAGGTAGGCTAGTCGTAACCCGTCCCGGAGCCTATGCGACCTTGACGATCCAGGTTTATGGAAGCGTTGACGGAATCACCTGGGAAGGGCCATTCAATATAACCTACGGCGGCGGCGGGACTAGCAACGTCTCGGAATATACAACTCAGGATCCGAAGCTGTTCCGATACTTGTGGCTCAGTGCCAATCCAGCGTACATGCCTCCAACGGCGGTCGCTCTTTACGGCGGAGCCAATATTGTCTTCACAAATCCGCCCTCTAATGGAGCCATCATACGGGCCCAGTGGGATGTGGATCTTCCGCCGAAGAACAACTTACTTTTCTACGACGCTCAGGTAGCATACACAGCGAGCTGGTAAGATAGGAGGCTTCTATGGAGTTGCGTTTTGAAGTAACGACGTCCTTGGGCGCGGGAATTAATCCGGCGGCCATCCACTTGCCGGATAACTCCGTCTACCTTTTTGCGGTAGACGACGGGCGATTAAAAGCGAAATCGTGGAAGCCTGCTTCCGGAGACGTTGATTGGACAACTCCGAGCTTCGCGGATCCAATCAATGCGACGCTTGACAAGGCGCTGAGCCTTTACAGAATCAAGAACGTACCGAGAGTCGGGATGTTCGGGGCATGGCATCAAGACGCTACGGAAACGACCGCAGAGAGGCAGAGGATAGGCATATGGGATGCTTTGAATGACCTGACTAACTACCTGCAATCCGCCAGCGTTCAGCTTGATCTTGACAACATCGTATCGGCGGCATCGTTCACTTTTAAAAATCCTAGTGGAAGACTATCGGGCGAAGATACCTCGAAGCTCGCTCCGGGGAAAAAGGTCGAACTCCTATTCACTTCCGGGGATTCCGAAGATTACCCGATGGGGGTCTTTTACGTTGACAGGGTCAGCATGGACGTAAATGGCGAGACCGCATCGGTGGATTGCCGGAACATATCTGGCAAGCTTTTAAAAGACCAGATGATGGATGGACAAAACTATTACCCGAAGGACGTGTACGCTTATATCGTGGAGGATTTGCTGACCGCCGCCGGAATCACGGATTTCGATGTGCAGCAGCCGGACGACCCACTCACGGCTTGGCAGGCCGGGTTATCGTTCCCCCCGGATATGGATATGCTGACCGCCCTAAATGAGATGATTAAAATATCCCTCAATTGGGTGGTGCGAGAAACCCTCGACGGACAGCTCATAGCGGGATCCACCGTGACCTACGACCCGATTAAGAACCTAAATAGCCGATACACTTTTAATCGGGGAACCGACGTTATCAGCCGGGGAATAATCCGAGATGACGATGAGGTCTACTCGAAGATTTGTTACCAGAGCAGGAACACCACCACCGAAAGCATGGTACGGTACTATGTCAACGTTACCCACGACTATGAATGGGCCTTTGCCCCTCACAAGACTTTGTATGTGGATATGCCGGACGATACCAGCTTGGCGGAACTAACCGAACTTGCCAACGAGCTGGCCACGAGAATGGCAGGCTCCGGAATCATGGAACAATTCACCGGACCGTTCAGACCACATATCATTCCGGGGGATGAAGCCGAGATCGTTACACCGAGCGGATCCAATCTGCTTGGGCTTATCACGACCGTGGAACACACCTTCGGAGAGGATGGATTTTTCACGTCCTTTACGGTAGACTCCGGCGGGATGAAGGGCAAACCCCAACTCAAGGAATTAATCAACCGTACCACTAAGACCGTTCAAGATGGAGTCAGGAGGTTGGAATAATGAATAAATTAATTACAGGACTGGCAGTCAGCGCTGCAGTGGCATGGACCGTCGTAATCATCGAGATAACGGTGCTGCTAAATTAAAGGAGGAAGGCCAATGGATCAATTTCAAACATACTTAACCAAGGCCATGGAAGGGGCCACTCCATACATCGGAGCAGCTATCGGGATGTGCTGTTACGTCATTTTTCCGGAGCAGGCATTTAAGACGGCAGCCGGAGCTGTCGGAGCGGTGATCCTGCTGGACATCATCACCAAGTACGTGGCCCTCTCCCATCAGGCCGGAGGGTACCTGGCGGCGGTAAAAAAGAGGACCATTAATTCAAACCGGCTTTGGGAAGGAACCAGGATCAAGTTGTTTTCCTATCTAATAGTGGCCATTTTGGCCGGGCTTTCGTACAGAGTCGTACAGCTGGAGCAGCTGAGCATCTTCTTCGCGACCGTCGTTTATTCGATCATCTTCCTCCGGGAAGCCCAAAGCATCCTGGAAAACCTGTGTGATGCCGGCGCGGATCTAAAGTGGCTGCTTATCTGGACCCGGAAGAAACAGGAGCAGATATTGGAATCGGACGACATCAACCCGAAAAAGGAGGGAAAGAACGATGAGACGATATAAAAGTCATGGAAGGGAAGGAGGGTGAACGCTTTGAAACTGAAATATCCATGCAAGAACATGAAGATTACCCAGTCCTACCTGGGCCACTACTCCCACGAACCCAACCGAAACGGCAGCCCTCCGGATTACCCCATCGATGAGGCCGGGGTGGACCGCAACCGGGACTGGTTCTATGCCCCCTGTGACCTCCAGATAGCGAGGATCTATGGCGTAGGTAACTCCGGCGACAATACCATTTGGATGACCTCAAAAGAGCCGGTTGAGATGCCATGTGGAAAAGACTATGTGACCATCATGGTGGTGCACCCCGAGGATGACGACCTCAAAAACATTCGGGTTGGCCAAGAATTCAAGCGGGGCGAAAGAATGTTCCGGGAAGGCCAGGACGGAAAAGCCTCAGGCAACCACTTCCACATGAGCGTGGCCACCGGGATGATCCGGTCCGGCGGATGGGTCAAGAACTCCCGGGAAGCCTGGGTGATATTTACCACAGGAAGGGCACTGAAGCCGGAAGAAGCTTTTTTCGTTACGGAAGATATTAAGATCATATCGAGCGGAGGGCTGTTTTTTAAGCCCATGCCAAAGGAGGAAGAAGTGGGAAAAGTATTCAAAGATGTTCCGGATGACCGGTGGAGCGCCCCGTACATCGAGGCCGCAAAGAAGCTGGACATCATCCGGGGAGATAAGGAAGGGAACTTCCACCCGACGGATCCGTTAACAAGAGAAGAAGCTGCCGCCATTGCGGCCCGGCTGTATGAAAAAATCACAGGAAAGGGCGTGTTATAAATGAACATTGAATTAATGCTGCAAATTACCTTGGCGCTGATATCCATCATCGGGGCGCTGATCACCTACGTGCTGGTACCATATATCAAAGCCCGGACAACGGAGGCCCAGCAGAAGAAGATCCATGCCGCCGTACAGATTGCTGTCCAGGCTGCTGAACAGATCTTCAATAAGCCCGGGGCCGGGCAGGATAAGAAGGCATACGTGCTGCAGGTTCTCAACCAAAAGGGCATACAGATTGACGCCACCCAGCTGGAACTTTTAATTGAAGCGGCCGTATACCAGCTGAACAGTACCAAGCAAGCTGCCCTGACATAGATAAATCCTCCTTTCAGAAACTCCCCGCAGCTTAATCCTTGCGGGGAGTTTTATCATTATAATGGTAAATTTAGTAAAATGGGTTATAATAGATACTAGTGAAATAGGAAATATTAAGGTTGGGAACTTCAGAAATGAGAAGTAAGGACAGTATACTTATCTACTTACAATTATTTTAAGGAGGAGAAAAATGCATGGTGACTAACATTGCAGCAATTGTGGCAGCGTTGGCTACAATTTTCCAAGTTATTTTTAATAAGAGTAAATTACAGAAATACAAAAGCAGAATTGGAGCTCAACAGTTTTCATATGACAAATTAGAAGATTATTATAATAAACTAGCAATGCTAAACTGGATAACATATTTTTCATCTCTTATTATATATTTTTCTGTCGTTTATATATCTAAAAACTATTTAAAGCTGGAAATTCCAGGCCAAAATTGGTATTCGGCAGTGTATGTAATTATTTTATCGATTTATGTGATTTATCCTATAACTTCGTTTTTATATAAAAAATTTAAACAGTTGAATCATATGTTAAGAATTCTCTTTAAACTGCCATTATTTATACTTAAGGCAAGATTCTTTATTAAATCTAAGAGAATTCATAATGATGAAATTATTTTCATAATTGTTGTTCTTAAAAACCTTGCTTTGATTGTTGTGATATGTTTATCTTCTTTAATATTTACTCGAATTCATAATATAAAAGAAGAGTTGGAGTCATTTATTGTTTTTGCAGCATTTGTCTCGCTGGGTCTGGCGCTGTATTCGATAATGTTCTCGATAGATTCGAATTATTTACGACATAGGGCAGGGATTCTTCGAAATATAACAATAACTTTGAAAACTGGTACTGTGATTGAGGTTAATGATATTGTAGTTGAAGGCCCGTTTATTATCTATAATGATGAAAACAAACTATCTTTTACTAAAAAAATGTTAAACTCCACTGAAGTTAAGAGAATTGAAGAACACTATAGCAAATTAAATTTGTTTGCAGAAGACCTTAGCGAACTTATAGATTACATCAGTGAATTTTTTAAGGTTAGTCAATCCGTAACCAACATAAAAAAGAAAATATTGTTTATTAATCAAGCTATGAAAGTAATTGATGAAGCAATGAAGGAAGCTTCTTGGAGGGATAGAGAATTATTAGAAAAGATCTTTAAGCATTATGAAACGCTAAAAGAGCTAAAGTGCGACTTAGCGAAAGAGTTAGAAGATAGAGAAAAAAAGAAAATGAGCTGATATTTTCTGTTTAATATCATTAGCTGACGAAATAGGACAGTCTAGCTGAAAATTTGTTGTGATTAAATAAACTAAGAGGTTTAATATTTGTTCGGGTCGATTTAAGGCCAGCAGCTGTGGAGGGGAATGTGGGAATGAGGCATATAAACATTGAAATTGCTTGGTTTGACTACAGCCCCGTGGGTTCGAAGGTCCCACGCCCATTTTACGCGGCTTTAGCCGCAGAGTAAAATGGGACAGCGAAGGGAGCGAAAATAAAGCAGATCAGGGCGACCGAAGGAGCGGAACGACGTTCCGCGTTGTCCTCCGCCAAATAAAAAAGAGACCAGCCGGTCTCTTTTTTATTTGCCCCGGAGGCGGGGCTCGGACCCACGGGAGTGGGTGAAGAAGGTCCCATAAATGAAAACAATGTCATTAATTATCGGAAATAGGGGAAGTAGTTCAACATGATATTACAAATTAGGATACCGAACAGGTATATAATATAAAAAATAGCATAGATTAAATGTTACAGTTATTAGGTTCAGGTTGAGTAAAAGAAGATAATGATGTTAAAAAAGAAAGGAGCTGTTCCGATGAAAGGCAATGAGAAATTGATTGGCGTTTTAAATTCACTGCTTTCCGATGAATTGAGCGCAACCAACCAGTACATTGTACATTCCGAGATGAATGCTAACTGGGGTTATGACAAACTCCACGAGTATTTTGAGAAACGGGCCATCGACGAGATGAAACATGCGGAAAAACTGATAGCTAGGATCTTGTTTTTAGAGGGGATTCCCATTGTCAGCAATTTGCATGACATTAAAATTGGCAGTGATGCAGTCAAGCAACTGGAGCATGACCATTTTTCAGAAGAAGGAGCCATTAAAGCCTACAATGAGGCAATACTGCTGGCTGGTGAGGTGAAGGATTTTGCAACCCGTGAAATACTTGAAGGTATTTTAAACGATGAGGATCGTCACATCGATGAGATTGAAGAGCTTCAGGACCAGATAGCCCATATGTCTTTGCCGCTTTTCTTAACAACACAAGTGGAATAA